ATTGGGATATATTGACCACTGCATTAGAGTCTATTCGATTGAAACGTAGAGGTATTACAAATACTTTTGATAATAATCCAGTTATTATTGAAAAACGTTGTAATCATTCGACTAAGTACGTGGAATCTTACGTTTTTAGAAATATAGAAGAGAAAGGTAATGCCTTGATTACTAAGAAGAAATTTAAAGGACGCGAAGAGCACATCTTAAATGATCTTCGAGAGTTTGGTTATGAATGCACGGTTAGAGAGTTAAAAGATGGTTCTTACATTTTAGAGGGGAGAAAGATAAATGCGTGACCAAGTAATTGTTTTGAGACCAAGTGGTCTAAGAGAAGAAATAGATCTATGTGATATCAACACGAGAATACAACCACATGTTGGAGCTATGAAGTATTCCGATAAAAGTAAGAAATCATTCATCGATACAATTCTTGTGACTAAGAAGCAAATGTTTACTCCTGAAGGGATCGAAATGTTAAAAGAAATTAGTGCTCAACTAGATGTTCCAGAGGTGAATCATGGCTGATGTGAAATGGATAAAGATGGATGTTACTTTACCGGATAATCGTAAAATTAAACGAATTAGAAAATTACCTGGTGGAAATGATATTGTATTACTTTGGGTTTTCTTACTTGCTAGAGCAGGTGAATCAAATCAGAATGGTGCTTTGTTCTATACAAGCGATATTCCATATACCGAAGAAGATTTAGCTGATGACTTTGATTTCACTATCGATTTCGTTAAGATAGCGCTTATGACTTTGGAAAAGTTCAAGATGATAGAACGTTTTGATCAAATCATTTTCATTAAGAATTGGGAAGAATATCAAGAGCTTGATAAGCTTCAAAAAATCAGTGTTCAAAATCGAAAAAGACAAGAAAAACACAGAGAAAAACAGAGGTTATTAGCAAATAGTAACGTTACAGTAACGTTATCAGTAACGGAAAATAACGCAGTAGAAGAAGATAAAGAACAAGAACTAGATAAAGAACTAGAAAAAGATAAAGATAATTCTTATTTAGAAGAATATAGCGAAGATCTAATTCCTCCAATTGATACATGTGATGAACTGATTGGATTAGTTGAAATAGAGTTTAAAAGAAATCTATCACTAACTGAATTAGATAAGTTAAAAGAAATGTTTTATACATACGGATTTAAGAAAATGAAGTTATCGCTTATTGAATCAGTCTTGTATAAAAAACTTAGTTTAAGTTATATGGAGGCTTGTTTGGAATCTTGGAATAGAAAAGGTTATACACTTGATCAACTCGCAAGTGGTATACATAGGTCTATTCAATGATTAAGACAGATATCAAAGAAGCATTAATAAATTATCACATGTTAAAAAGAGCTATTAAAATTGACCAGGATAACTTAACTGTTATTCGAAATATGAAGTCAAAGATTGGTGGATCAGTAGCTAAGATTCCTCAGAACCCAATTTCAAGGGAAAAGTTAATCATAAGTAACATGGATAAAGAAGACTTCTATTTACTTGAACTAACTAATCATGAGTATAAGTTGTTCATTGTAAATAAATTCATTGATGAGTGTTCAGTGTTTCCAAAAGATGTTAAGCAAATTGTAATTGATTTGTACATAAAGAAAATTAGTCCAAATGAAGTAGCTGATAAAAATGATTTATCAAAGAAGACGATATATAAAACTGTTGATGATGAGATTGATTTATTTGTTAAGAGAATGAATCAGTAAGATCATAGAAAGAGAAAATACATGGTTGAATTAGAAGAAAGTATGTTTAAAATTCAAGAAGTCGGTCAATTACAGTTAAGCCGAGTTATTGAGGAACGTGTTCCACTTGGAAAATATTGGAATGAATCATCTGCTGGAGTGTATGTAGCGGTTGATAATTCAGATGGTGATGCTTGGACAGAAGAGTTCGACGATAAGGAAATTATGTTGGATTGGTTGAATAATAAGTTTGAAATTGGAGAAGTTGAAGAATGGAAGGTAGAGAAAAATAATAAATTATTAAAAAGAAATGAATTTCAAGATGCTTTGAACATATTAAAACCAAATGATCATGATGTTGTACATCACAAAGACGGTTGGTGGAGTTGCCAAAATAATGCAGTAACTTCTATTCAAAAATTAGTAAATATCTATCCTGAATACCTAAAGTTAAAAGAGAAATCGACTCCTAAGAAACCTAAGTTAAATCACTACGATAACGATTGTACTAAGATTATTTGCCCAAATGATTGTGGAATACAGCTTAATGGATTAAACAGAGATAATGAGATAGCATCATTCACACACGAGCATTGTCCTAAGTGCGGTCAAGCTATAGATTGGAGTGAAGATGGAAAGTAGTAGACTAAAATTTAATTATCATAAGTATCGTGAGTATCGTATAGAACATGATAAATTATCTAATGAGGATCTAGATAACCTTGATAAACTTGATCATATGAGTTCATTTGATAAAGTAGACGTTAAAGAATTAATCCATGCTGGATATCTTGTTTTAGATAAATGGTGTAGTTAGGTGAGTAGTAAAGGTTGACTGGTCACCCAAAAAATGATAATTTGTGATAGGATGAAGAAATAAGGTAAAGGGCAATCATGCCCTTTAGTTATTTATAAACCTATACTTACTTATTAATTAATTCTATTCTTGAATTAGAGTATAATAACTAAAAAGCTATAGGGGGAAAAAATGAATTTTAAAGATTATATATGGATTTTTCAAGGTTTAACCGTGAATTTTTCATCAGAGCTTATAAAGTATTTATATAACAAATTTTTTAATAGACCCAAATTTTCTAAAAGGAATGATTCATTTAAAAAGAAATATTATGGAGATTTTTTTACACTTTATTTGAATGTTGGGGTTATGTGTATACTAATTTACATTTATTTAGTGGCATTTATTAAACATATGAGTGAGTTTGATATAATGAATGTAAATAAAAATATGGAGTTTTTTATTCCATTCTTTGTGCTTAGTTTATACCCACTATTTTCGATTAAAATAGTAATTGAAGATATAAAGAAAAATTATCATTAATATTTTAAAGAGTATTAACACATTGAAGAACTATTAAGTTCTTTTTTATTTATGCAAAAGACAACTCAAGAACTAAAAGAAATTATTAAGAGTCAGAATCCAAATAGGTTCTACTATACAAAAGAATGGAAAGCAGTACGATTACTTGCTTTAAAAAGAGATCATTACAATTGCAAACGTTGTTCTGGCGAATGGGATTCACATATTCCAATCAAACGGGTTGCATATAAAGAAGCAAAGTATGTTCATCATATTAAAGCTCTTAAAGACCATCCAGAGTTATGTATCACATTAGAAAATCTAGTTAGTCTTTGCTTCTCTTGTCATGAAATTGTAGAAGAAAGAAATAAATTGTATGAACATAAAGTGCCATTAACACAAGAGAGATGGTAACTATTTTTGTAAATACCCCCCGGGTTAAATCTAAGGCTATTTTATTTTGACTGGCGAACGGACTAGTGGGGTGTCTAAACGTAAATATTCCGCGTGCACACATGAGAAAGGGGGTCAATTATGGCTTCAAAGATAAATGAATCATTAAAAAAAAGAATTAAGAAGTCACTAATTGAACAACTTAAGGAAAATAACAAGGTTGGAGATCACTTTGAGAACCTTGTTGATGACTATATTTACTATTGGGAGTTGAAAGAAAAACTCCAGGCTGACATACGAGAATATGGTATTCGATTTGATACGTTTAATGGCAATGGAATTAAAGTTTCTAAAGCGAATGAATCCGTTCAAAATCTAGGGAAAGTCACAGTTTCAATGTTAAAGATACTAGCTGATTTAGGACTTCAAGAAGTTGTTGTTAAAAAGCCTGTAAAGGAATCGAATGGCTATTATTAAGACTAAAGAAGTATCTGATTATATTGACTTTTGTGATAAAAACCCAGATATGATTAGTGATGAAGTAAAGTTATTAATTAAGAACATCGTATTACCATTATTTGAACGCGACGATTTAGTTTTTAATGAAACGATGTATCGAAATTGTATTAATTATTGTGAAAAATGGTATGTAAAACTATTTACTTATCAGAAGTTTATTCTATATTTCTTGTTTATTTTCTATAAAAACACTCCATATTTCAAAATAATTTTTACATATATGGGTCGAGGAAACGGAAAAGATGGATTTATTAGTCCTACATTAAATTTCTTTCAAACACCAATGTATAACATTAAGAATTATCATATTGAAATAGTCGCGAATAGTGAAGATCAAGCCAATGATTCATTTGATGTGGTATATGAAATGCTTGAAGAAAATAAGGATTACTTTAAACCTAAATTCAAATGGAATAAAGAAGTTATTGCAAATATAGAAACTGGATCTAAATTAAGATTCAATACTTCAAATGCAAAAACAAAAGATGGTAAGAAGATTGGTGCTTTATGGTTTAACGAATATCACGCTTACGAATCAGCTGATCAAGTAAAAGTGTTTACATCAGCATTAGGTAAAATTCCACATGCAAGGACATTTATTACATCAACTGATGGGAATATACGTGATGGAGTTTTAGATGAATTGATGAGTGTTTCTAAAAGTATTTTGAAAGGTGAAGAGAATTCAATAAGAATATTTCCATTTATTTGCAGAATTCAAAAAGAAGAAGAAGCGGATGATCCAAGAAATTGGATTAAAGCTAATCCTAGTATTAATGATCTTCCTACTTTAAAAGAGCAAATTGAATATGATTATATTCAGATGCAAAAATTTCCAAGTCTAAGAGTTGAGTTCTTTACAAAAAGAATGAACTTCCCAAAAAGAGATGATGCAATAATGATTGCAACTTGGGAACAAATTAGAAAGACAACACATCTAGATGAAGACATGAAGATTCCGAGATTACTACCGGAGCTAAGAGATAGATCGTGTATTGTTGGAATAGACTTTGCTGATTTAAGAGACTTCGCAACTGCGGGGTTTTTATTTAATGTTGATGGAGAAGTAGTTTGGATTAGCAAAACATGGATTTGTACCCGTTCACCATTTTTCAAAGATATAAAGTTTCCTTTTGAAATGATAGGTCAACCTGGATACCAAGACTTTGAGTTAATATATGGACCATCAATTGATGCTCAAAAAGTTATTGATTGGGTATATCAAGAAATGTCTAAGTATTATGTTATGAAAATCATTATGGATAGCTATAGGTTTAGAATGATTAAAAAGATTTTTGAATCATATGGAATCGAAGCAGAAGACAGAGATAATCCAAACAATCTTGTTCGAATGATTCGTAATCTTCCATCTGTAAATGCTATGGTTGCTCCATTAATTGAATACAATTTTGCAGAAGGTAAGATTAATGCAGGTAATAGTGCTTTGTGGAGATGGGCATGTAATAACACTGGAGTTCAAATTGATGGATTAGGTAATAAGAGATACTTCAAGATTGAACCAAAGCTTAGAAAGAATGATCCACTAATGGCTCATATGGTTGCAATGAGTGAATTTGATATGCTCGAACCAGTTAATATTTACATTTAGAAAGGAGTCTTATGGGTGTATTTAACTTTTTATTCACTAATAAAGATGGTGAAATTATTGATATAGCTTCTGCGCTTTATGACATGAAACTAAATCAATTAGCTGCAAAAGAATTAGCTGTAGAGAAGTGCATTGATTTAATCTCTAAAACTATTGCTCGACTTGAGTTTAAGGTGTATGAAAAAAAGAATGATAAAGTTGAATCTGTAATCAACGATGTATATTATCAATTAAACATTAGGCCAAACGATAATGCTGATGGTACTACATTTTGGAAAGATGTTATTCGAAAGCTGATTATAAAGAAGGAAGCATTAGTTGTTATTCTTAATTCGAAATTGTACTTAGCAGAAACATTTGAAAAAACAAATGAAGTAGTTTTCCAAAAGACATTTAAAAACGTTTATGTAAAAACACTTAATAATGATACGTCCTATAAATTAAATAAATCATTCAAAATGGATGATGTATTTTATTTTTCAATGGGTGAATCAGAGATTGTTAAGTTGCTAGATAGCTTTTTTGTTGAATATGGAAAACTAATTGCTTTTGCTGCTTTGGATTTTAAATTGAAAAATAGTAAAAAATTTAGAGCAAAGTTTCCTAACGGTGCAAACATTATTAGTAATGATGGAAGTGGCGAAAAGAAATTTACAGCTAAAGAATACTTAGATTTAATAGCAAAAGATTTATTCTCAGATGATCCAGCAATTATCAATATACCTGGTAACTTAGAATTAATAAATATGATGGGAGATAATGCTAAAACTTCTGAAGATTATCGAAAATTAATTGAAGGTGCTTTTACAACTGTAGCAACTGCATTTAACATACCTGTAGATATAATGCTTGGAAACAAGACTGACAAATCCACTTCAACTACTGATTTAGTTACAAATGCATATTTACCTTTTATAGAGATACTTGAAGATGGAATTAATTCAAAAATTGTAACTAAAGAAGAATACTTGAATGGAAGTAAAGTAAGAATTGATCGAACAAAGATTCAACACATTTCAATAGTAGATATTAGTAAAGATAGTGAGGCTTTATTTAGAATTGGGTTTTCACATAATGATATTCGTGAAATTGGTGGACTTGAGTTAATCAATGAACCATGGGCGAATGAACATTATGTAACTAAAAACTACACAAGTGAGAAAGGAGGTGAGAAAAAGTGAAAAAATTCTATCAATTAGTGACTTCAGAGGATGGTTTAAATACTGACTTAATTATCCATGGAGATATTACTTCAATGAAATGGGAAGAATCTGATGTTGGATCATATGATATTGCTCAAGACTTAGCATTGGTAACAACACCGAATCTAACAGTAAGAATCAACTCTTATGGTGGTGAAGTTAGTCAAGGTTTAGGTATTTATAACTTACTAAAGTCATTTAAAGGTACTGTCATAACTATTAATGATGGCTTTGCATGTTCTGCAGCTTCAATTATATTCTTAGCTGGTAAGCAGAGAATTATGCCGCGATCAAGTTTGCTAATGATCCACAATGCATGGACATATACTGCAGGTAATTCGAATGAGTTACGTAAGACTGCAGATATGTTAGATAAAGTTACACAACCATCTGTTGAAATTTATTTATCAAATAGCAATTTATCTGAAAAAGAAATTAAAAAGATGCTGGATGATGAGACTTGGATTTCTGCTGATGAAGCTTTATCGTATGGATTTGCAACAACAGTAACTGATGATGAACCTAAACAAAGTCTTGAAAATCACTTTCTCTATAAGTTGGTGGTTAAGAATAAAGAACTTGAGAAGAAAGTTCAAACAGTTGAGAATATCAAACATGAGGACAATTGGAAGTCCTTTTTAAATGGGAAGAAAGGAACCCTATGAAATTACAAGATTTATTAAAACAAGCTAAAGAAAAAGCTTTAGCACTAATCAACAATGCAGAAGATAAACCTACTGCAATTCTTGAAGCAATGGATTTAATTATTTCAGCTAGTCATGAAGAATTGATTCAAAAGATTACAATGGAAGCATCACGTGCTGCATCAGATGAGCAATTTGCTAAATCTCTTAATCTACGTGTTCTAAACGAAGATGAAACAAAATTCTATAGTTTGCTAAAGTCAGGTTTAAAACAAGCGATTACTGCTGAACAAGCAGATATTATTCCGACAACTATTATCGATAGAACTTTAGAGAATGTTAGATCAGGTTCTAAACTTTTACAATTAATTAATTTTGCTCCAGCTGGAGTTAAAAAATGGTTAAGTGCATCAAAAACTGGTAAAGCGACTTGGGGTGGATTAACTGATGCAATTGTTTCAGAATTAAGTGCTGCAATTACTGCCATGAGTATGGAAGTTTCAAAACTTCAAGTTTTATTACTTATCCCGAAATCAATTAGAGAATTAAGCTTACCATTTGTTGATAAATATTTTATGGCTATTCTACAAGAAGCTATTGAAGACGGAATCGAAGAAGGTTACTTAGTCGAAGATGGCAAAGATGCTCCAATTGGAATTTATAAACAAATTGGTAGTTCAACTGACGGTGTTCATGCAGCAAAATCTATTAGTACTGCGATTATAAACTTCAAACCTAAAACGCTAGCTCCTGTTAAAAAAGCATTAAGTAATAATGGTAAGCGTAAATTTGATAAGATTTATCTCATTTGTAATCCAGCAGATGAAGCAGATTTTGTCGATCCAGCATTATATAACGATGAAGGTAGAATGGTTGGCTCATATAAGAATCTAGAAGTTATTTCTACTCCAAACAACCCGCAAGGTGTTGCAGTGTTTACAATTGCAGGTGCTTATACTATGGGATTAAATAGTTTCAATATTACTGAGTATAAAGAAGTAAAGGCTCTTGATGATTTAGATGCAATTGTGTTTAAAGCTCTTGGGAATGGCCGTGCGGTTGATGATTCTTGTGCATTTGTATTTGATGTAACTAAGCTTGAAGAATACGTTCCAACTGTTAAATCTATTACTGTTACTGAAGGTGCTTAATGAAATTCAAAGTAGTTTATAGATTTAAAGATCTAGAAACTGGTCACATTTATAACGTGGGGGATACTTTCCCTCACGTTGGTAAAGTGAAAAAAAGTAGAATAGATGAATTATCAACTGAAAATAATAAACTAAGAAAAGTTTTGATTGTTAAGGTTGATGATGATTCTAATCAAAAAGAAACAGAGTTAGAAACAGTTGAACTTGTAACGAATACTGAAGTTAAAGAAGTTGATATAGAAAATAAAGAGGAATAAATATGTCTTTAGACCAAACACAAATCGATAAATTATTGAATGAAGTCAAAAGTGATTTACAACTACCTAATTCATTCCCTGATGAAAATCTTACGCAGAAAATTAAAGAAGGTGAATACTATTTGAATTCACTTGTGATTGGTGTTGGTGCTATTGATATTGATTTTGTTAATGATTTAAATGCTCGATCACTTTTGAAAGAATATACAAGACATTCATATTTTGGTGTTCTAGATGAATTTAAAAAGAAATACGAAGGTGAGATTATTGACACGCAAATTAAACGACTACAACCGATTACCTAGTTATCACGATGGTACTTGTACATTGCATGAAGTTTATTTTACAAATGAAACATTTCAAAGAAAGTACATTAAGTCAGGAACACAAATCTATTATCGTGAAAAAGCCATCTATAACAAAACTAAAATTGAATACAAGCAAATAGATGTAGATGTTGTTTACATGTTAGTCATCCCATTCCAAGAACTGAAGAGAGATGCAATGTATGCAGTAAAGTTGGATGATGAGATTTTTGAAGCTCAAAATATTACTACTGTAACAAATAGTAATGGCTTCAAAGAGATTGAAATTACATTATCTAAATCGAATATTATTTTGGAGGAGCAATTATGACAAAACAAGAGTTGATTGACTTATTGAAATCTGAAATGCCTGATGCCAAAGAGGGTGTTGTTCCTCCAAGTATAAAATTTCCCTACTTAGCATTTTGGGAAATTGATTGGGATTATCAAACAGCCAGTGATGAAGTTAATACTGATGTAGTTACATATCAAATATCGTTTTTTGCGGACAAGCCAAGACATCCTAAGTTGATGTCTTTATTATTGAAATTCAGAGACTTAAGCATTCGACCTAATGTAAAACATGAATATGTTGATGATTTTAAATGTGTTCATTCAGCTTTTACAATAGAAGTTCTTGAGGATCTATTCGATGGCATCGAAACCTAAAAAAAGAGATTACAGTGATATTGACTATTTAGTAGGTATTAATCATTTTGAATCGATTTTAGAGGAGTCATTAAGATCTGCAGATAATGCAATTGATGCTTTAGAAGCAGGTGCAAAAGAATTTGTAGATGACTTAAAGAAGTTACCCAAACCATATCGTGAAGTCAGAAAACCTGGTTACATGCATCTTGTTGATATGTTTAAATACAAAGTTAATGAGAAGCGTGTTGAAGTTACTGTTGGGTGGGGTAAGTACTATGGGGTTATGTTAGAGTTTGGTGCTTTTAATTATAAAAAAGGTAAACAACCTCATATGATTCCTATGTTTGAAAAGAATCAAAAGAAGTATGAAGAAACGATGAAGAAGACTTTAGGTCTTTAGAAAGGAATTTATGAT